GTAATAATCGCACGTCCACCAGTTGCTAGTGTTGGGCTGATTGATGTCCAAAATTCTTCAGCAATGTTAGGTTGTACGAAAGCAAACTCATCGCAATATAGTAAGGATATGGACATACCACGACCGGTGTTGCCAGTAGTAGTAGCTGAAACAATTCTTGATCCGTTATCAAAATCAATACTCCCTTTATTGTAACTGACCACTCCGCATCGTATGTGGTCAGAGCATAGTTCGTATCCATAACGGATACGTTGCATAATTTCTTGTGCGCCTGTGTATTTGTGCGCGGCAACTAGAATAGTCTGATCTGGATGAAACATTGCATACCATAGCAAATATGCCGATGCGCAAGTAGTCTTACCACTTTGACGCGGTAGCATATTAATGTTAAATCGGAAATCGTGATAAGCATCTAACAAGCGGGTCTGGTAATCATAAGGTTCAAATTTTACCTTTCCTTGTACAGGATGCTGTATGTGAAAAAAGTTTTTGCTGAAATAGTGATAACCTGTTTTGGTGTCGGCACAAGCCAACAAATCAGAAATTTGTTGTTCTGTAAAACGTTCTTGTTTATGCGCTTTTTTGGTTAAGACGCCGTCTAGTGATTTTGCCATATGTTTATTTAATGAAAAAAATAGCTCCCGAAGGAGCTATTTGGCACTGTTAAACAGAGTGCTAACTGCGACGAATTACTTTTTATATTTGTTAAACTTATCTTGAATTGGCTCTAAATCTTTACCTTCTTTGCCTGCTTTAGCCAATGCTTGCATACCTTTTTTACCGTATTTCATTACACCTTTAGCCGCACGGCTCATTGTTCTTTCTTTGGCCTCACGTAATTTAACTTCTTGATATAAATCTGATAGTTCTCTAATTAAACTTTCTTTCATGCCTAATGGATTATCTGAATTGCCATAACCGTGTTTTTTCATGTGTTGTGGTTCGTCTGATCCGCCTGCTAGTGTTTTAGTCATGTAGTCTGCGTCTTGATATTTTTCGTCTGGTTCATTTTCGTATTCTTCGCTTGCCATTGGTTCTTCAAAATTGGGTGTTCCCGAAGATGGAGCATTTGTTGGGCCTGGTGTTGGAGCCGGTGCGCCTGTATTAACATCTGGATTATCTGGAACCATATCCATACCACTATTTTCATCTGCCATACTATCTAATGCCGAAGCAAAATCATCTCCGCCTACATCGTCTGTACCGTGAATAACTACTGCGCCTGCATCTGTGTCGTCGGAGCCTTGTTCAATTGCCTGAAGTACGGACATTAAATCTCTAATGCCGCCTTGACCTTGAGCGTTCATACTAACATTCATGCTAATATTGTCTTGTTGTGGAGGAACAGGATGTGCTCCGCCCATCATTGAAACCATTTCGCCACATTCTTCAACTGGCTGTTGCCCTTCTTCAATGTTGCGTAATTTTTGTGCTAATTCTTGAAAGTTCATTTGTCTTGTCCTTTAGTTGCGGGTTTAGCTTTAACATTTAAAGGACTGTCAATACTAACCTCTTCCAATTCATGTTTGTTACCGGCTAACGATTTTAAAAAACTTAATTTTTGCTTTTCGCCCACTAGCTCCTGATTATTACTGGATTCGTAATCTGTTCCTAACAATGCACCTTTGCCGTCGGGAGCAAGCATACTGTTGGCATTTAATCTTGCTTCGGCATCTTCGCCTAGTGTACGTACAAGTACTCTAGTTTCATCGATTTTAAGTGCATTATTTAATGCAGATGCAACAACTTGGCTTGTAGTAGGGTAAGACAACACAACATCAAATACTGAAACTTCACTAAATTTAACATTTGGAAAATCAATAGGACTTTCCTGGATTGGTGTACGTTTTGGTTTGCTTACGCTTTCAACATTGAACTGGCTCAATGCAGATTTAATTATTTTGTCGTATCCAGAAGGGATATCACCGGCAATTTTGATCTTAAATTCGTAGATCTTTTTGCTTTCTGTTAAGTATTCTTTAAATGATTTCATAGTGGTTTCCATCTAGTATTTATTTCATTTTCTTTAATTTTTCAATCAAGCTGTTACGGTCAGTTATAATAACTCCGTCACCTTGTAGGGTTACACCTTCATCGTTATCGCTAGCATCTTGATCTAGTTTTTGCTTTTTAAGCTGTAACTCAATCATTTTAAGTTTTTTGTCTATTTTGGCGGCCTTAGCATCTATAGCGTTTTTAAGCATTCCGCCCGCTACTTCAAAAATGCGTCCTGAATAACGTGCTTCTACATTCATGCCCAGGTCCATTAAATCATCATAGGCATCTGTAGCACGTTGGGCTAGCGCATCAAACTCACTGTCTGCTAAATCACCAAGTCCAGTTACTTTAGGAAGCGCGGCTGAAATTTTATCAAATTCTTCCATACTACGCAAAAATGGCTGTGCATCAACTGGTGCTGGCCGTTGTTCCTCGGCTTTTACAAGTTTCTTGTTATCGGGTAAATTTAGTATTTCTTCTAACTTTTTTGTCATACTCTTACTTATCTCGTTCCGCCTTGGTGGAATAAATCATTTTCATTCAGCACACGAAATTTAATGCCTTGTTGCTTACACCACGCAGTAGCCGCAGACCATTTGGCTTGATTTTTAATATACTGTGCTTGATTGTACTTATTTTTTCCTACTCTTTCTAGTATCATCTGACTAGCTGGTTTAACTTCAATTAGTTCAACATTTAGCTTGTTATTTTTGTCCAAATATTGTATAAAAAAATCAGGGACATAGACAGTTTGTTTGCCAGTAAGCGGATCTCTGTAGGGAATTTTTACTGCTTCGCTTGCCCATTTTTGTATACCTGGGTTGGTATCGCAAAATCGCATAAAGCTGAATTCCCAGCTTGAGCGATAAGTTGGAGATGTTAATCCAACATATTTTTCAGGATGGGCCATGACAAATTTGCCCTTAGCAAATTTTAAACTCATATTAATATATTGCGAGCTTCGTATGGGTTTTCTGTTGCCGCAACTCTATAGCCTAGTAGACTAGTATTTTCTCTATAACCATTCAACACTTGTGCTACAATCTGGCTCATCTGAACATCTGTTAACACGTTTAAAGAATCTAATAATTTAAAAATATCTACATTATCAGATCTTGCTTGATTCAACATTACAATGGCAGTACTTCTAGCACTATCAATATCAAATCCTCTTTTTTGAAAAAACGCAATCACAGCATCAATTTGTGAAGCTGGGAAACTTACAGGCGATTGATAAAATTTATCAAAGAATTGTTTAACTGCTTCTGAACTATCAGCAGATGCCAATGTTGGTAAATTTGTTCCGTTCATATAAATTCCTGTTAGTTAGTAGGTTTAGCTACGTTAGAAGAAGATGTTGGAGTTTTTGGAAAACTAACTCCTGTATTTAAATTAGCATTAACGTTTAATTGAGTAGCATTTGAGGCCGATGTAGTTGGCGGTGTGCTAACTGTTTTGCTGTTAGTATATGTATTTTGTGTTCTCACCAAATTGCCTAATATACTACCTTTATTAGACGGAACTGTATTGATATCTGCCAAACTTGGTGTTGTACTGATTGCATCGATTGGACTATTAGTTAAATCTGCACTTGCTAACGGACTAGGTTCTAAATCGTAATTCTGTAGTGCAAACCCTTCAGGATCTCCTGCTGTAACTTTTCCAGAGCCATATTCTACAGCTTCATATTGTATAGTACAATCATTGTCGTGTGTTTGACTTAACGAGTAGTCAACTTGATTGTGATTCCATGAAGTAAAAATAGGATTAACTAATTTGTAACTGACATATTGCCCTTGTGCCAACTGGTATATGGTAATATAATCAAAAAACGGATCTTTTGAACCGTTATCAAATCCATAGTTAGTTCTGATATGATTAAATTTTCTAATTGCAGTTCGTTTAAATGCACCTGGAACACTTGCGCTTGACGAATCAGCATAATAGTAATTAAAATAATTTTGCCATAGCTGATTAACTAGTCCTAAATTATCATCGTGAAATTTAAGCTGTATATCTTCATAGGTTACACGCTGTTGTATATTTTTTTTACGATTATACTGATTAACTTTATCTGTTGTTATGGTAAATTTAGGTAAGCTGATGTTTTTAACCAGCATATTGATCTGTGTGCTATATGTAGTACCAATAGCAATATTTCTTAATGCAGATTTATTAATATGAAAAGCAACATGGAATAAAAACTTTTGTTTAGGACCGTAAATTTGATTACTGTCGGTAAACATACGGGCGGCATGTTGCCAGTCGCGCTGAGTTATCGAATGGTTGTTGTTATTTAAATATGCTGAATTCTTGGCCATACAATATTTAGTTAAAAAATTAACTACGCATTTAATGAGAAGTCGTTAAAAAACCCACCTGAGTGGGTTTTTAGTATTACTGTCCGCCGCCGGTAGCTTGTGTGCCGCCTACTGCTGGACGAACACTGGTTGCAGAACCAACACCGCTACCACTTGGAGTTTGTACAGCATTATCCATTTGTACGGTTAATGTAATTTCTGCAGGACCTTGCTGACTATAATCAAGTGCTTCATAGTTAGCTTGTGTAACATAACAACCGTAGCATACCCATGTTTCTAATACGTTAGGTAAACTTGCTCCGTTACCACCGTCAAGCATTTCAATACGCAATGTAAACTTATAATCCTGACCGCTTGCGGCAGAACTTTGCTCGTAGAAGTCGAATTGCTTTTGCATTTGTTCGCCAACTAGTTTGCTAACTGCGCCGGTGCTGTCGTCACGTAGTTTAACACTGATAGTTTGCCATTTTGGCTTACCAGCGTAGTGTATTTGACTGTTATAAATGTGTATAGTTTGATCTTCAAACTGTACGTTTGGTCTTGCGGCTGAAATTACTTGCTTAGTCAACTCAGTTGTAGGAGTACTTACGCCAAAGTTCTCAAATGCTAGACGGAATCTATATTTGAGCTTGGGCATTAACATGCCCTGGCTTGTTGCGCTCTGGTCTGATGCTAGAGGTACTGTAAAATTAGCTAATGATGCGATTGCCATATGGTTTCTCCGTTTATTGTCCTAGACCTTTAATTGCGCCAGTATTCTCAAGTCTTAATGGAATGTATATAAATTCTGCGGCTTTTACTGGTTCTATCGCTACATCGAGGTAAAGTTCACTTCGATCTATACGAGCAGGTGTGTTGTTACTAGTATCGCAAACTACCAAGTAGTCATAGATAGCACGTTGTCCAACTAACTCTAATAATAGGCTTTCTGCCGCGCCTTTAATTTCGTTACGTGTAATAGTATCGTTTGGCTCAAATACATATGGTTTAGCTAATGCGTTGAACTGACGACGTAGATAAACTACTAGTCGTGCTACGTTGATACGATCTAAACTACTTGCGGCCAATTGACGTGTATATTGTCCATAAGCAACTAGACCACTTCCGCTGATAAATGTAATTGGATTTACATGTATTGCGGCTAGTGTATCGCGTTGTCCAGTATTCAATGCTACAGATTGGAATTCACCTTCTTCAGTAATGTATCCAACTGCACTTGCGTTAGTAATACCACCACGACGTGTACCTGCTGGTGCAAACCATGGATAAGAAACATTATCGCTTAGTGCAATAGTGCGTAACATCATGTGGCTTGGAGGAACAACAATGTTGTTACCTAAGTTATCACTTGAATAGCCCCATGGATAGTAGAATGCGCAATATGGATCTGTGCTTACTAATCCATCATCGCCGTTATCAACTGCACCTTTAGTATTGTTACCCCAGTTGCTTAGACTTGTAGCATCTGCTGTTAATCTTGCAGGAGCATCTGCTACCACAAAACTTGCCAATGCACGGTCATAGTTTAATGAAATTAATTCGTTAACTGCTTCAGGGTATCCTGGGCAAGCTAACAAGTTGTATACTAATGAATCTTCGTCACGAATATTTTGATTACTGTTAATTAATGCTTGCAATGCTTGTGTAACAACAGCACGTTGCGCTTTACGTCCAAATGTTCCTGCACCATTTGGTTGATTAGCCGCAATGCTTACCCAACGATGTGGATAATATGTTGCTTGACTTACACCAGCTGGAGCTGATTGACGATAATTTTTAACAGTTAGGTCAACTTTATTTTGTACAAACTGCTTAACATTGAAAGAACTGCGACGTGTATTCCATAGCAATATACCTTTTGGATATAGTGCTGGATCTGGAGCGTCACCGTCAACATAAGTGCTTGTTAGCAATTCAACGATTGTTCCACTTGGAGGTGTTGTAGCAGTTCCGCCTGTTGTTCCTGCACGAGCATCAGCAAACACAATGCCGGTTTCACTAGTTTGATCGCTGTTATCAATCAGTGCCCACTTCTTAGTTGTAGCATTGTATCTGTAAATCTTTGGATAATTTTCTAAATCGCTTGTATCAATCCATAAATCACCAGTTACAAGTTGTGTTGTGCCATCTTGTTGATATGTACTTGGACGAGTAGAACCAACAGTTGGGCCTAATGGATCTGCGCCAGTGATTACATTTTTGTAACCAGTCCAAGCAGAACCTGTATTAATTAAAACGTCAACTTCATTAACTGCCGCATTGTACCAGATAGCACCGTCTGCTGTAGTTGTCGATGGAGGTGTAGCGCCAGATGTTAAACCAGCCGCTAATGAAGAAACTGGTTTCCAGTTACTTGCATAACCAAATGTATAAGTTGTTTCGCCTGCAGGTGCGGTATACAAGTTTGTAGTTGTACCTGGAGTGAACAATATTGTTAATGGTGTTCCTTGTGTATTAACAAAACGGATTTCGCCACCTTGTTTATGACTAATAACAAGCTGATTACTTGCATTTACAGTAGCAACAATATTAACAAAACCAGCCGCATTAACTAAACCTGCTAGAGTTGTTGCGTCAGCACTTGTTCCTGCTGGGCTAGTAAAACTAATTGTTTTTGCACTACTTAATGTTGCACTACCAGTTATACTTTCTGCCATTTGGAATGCTACTGGAGTAGCGGCTGTGAAAGTACAAGTTGTTGTGCTTGAAGTTGTACTAACAATTTTACTTGTAATACTAGTTGCTCCAATAGCTGAACGAGTGTACAAATTAAATGTTGCATTGGCTGGTGTTGCTCTTGCAACAGCAGTACCAGTTCCAGAATTAACATCTGATTCCCAGAAAGTATATTCTGCATCGTTAAATTTAACGTATGTTGTGCCTGCCGCAAGATTTGCGCCTCCAGCACTGATATCTAAACTAGCAAGTGCAGTTGCGTGATCTTTGTATAAAGGAGCATTGATTTCTACAAAAGAATTTGTAGTTGTATTGTATTGATAAACAGTGAAACTTGCACCTAAATTAGCATCTGTAGATTTAATCCACACAGAGCCTGTTGGGCGAGCTATTTGTCCTGAGCCAGTAGTTTTCCATTGCGGAACACTAGTATGTGCTGAAATTTGTAATGCTGGACTGTTAGATGCAATTCCGGTAGCAATACCTGCTTTTGTTGCCATAGTTCCAGTTATTGTTACACTATCAACAGTACCGTCTAGATATATTACTAGTTGTCCGTCTGTATTCTTAGAAGCAGTTAGGCCAGTTTGACGTGTACCAATTTTTGTTACAAGAGCATCAACTGTAGCTACTGCATCAACATCTGTATATGTTACAGTGATTGCTGTTTCTGTTTCTGTACCACTTAATGTACCAGTACCAG